GAAGGTTGATCGGGAAAAAGTTAAAGAACGCCTCAAAGCTGCTTTTGATAAACGTAAAAAGCGTAGAGGTGACGCTAAGAAGAAAGGACAAGGTATTCGCCATAAAGGAAGAGCTTTTGGCAAACTTGTACGTGATGATGCGAAAGTTAAAGAACTTAAAAAAGATTTTGCTAAAGCATCAAAAAAAATAAAAGGTGGTTTTGATAAATCTAAATTTAAAGATGCTACTGATGAAGAGAGGGCTGCTTTACGGGATAAAATGAAAGCTGCTCATAAAAACCTCCATGAACTAACTAAAGCTCACCGTGAAGAAGTAAAAAAGAGAATAGTGGAGATAAAGAAAGAGTTTACTAACAAAAGAGATAAAGTTATTGACGGCAACAAGTCCG